ATCGCTTTAACATTAATATGATGCCTAGACAAACAGGTAAGACTACATGTGCTAGTATCTATCTAGCATGGTATGCAATGTTTATTCCAGATCAAACTATTCTTATTGCAGCACACAAATATACAGGCGCACAAGAGATTATGTCACGTATACGATTTATATACGAAAGTTGCGAAGACCATATTCGTGCTGGGGTTACAAGTTACAACAAAGGTAGTATTGAGTTTGAAAATGGTTCACGTATTGTAAGTCAAACAACAACAGGCAACACAGGACGTGGTATGTCCATATCATTACTATACTGTGACGAGTTTGCGTTTGTGCAACCAAACATTGCTGAAGAGTTTTGGACTTCAATATCTCCTACACTAGCAACTGGTGGTCGTGCTATTATTACAAGCACACCAAACTCAGATGAAGATACCTTTGCAACCATTTGGAAACAAGCAGAAAATAAATTTGACGAACACGGCAATGAACAAGAACTAGGCTCAAACGGCTTTCATAGTTTTATTGCACACTGGAGCGAACATCCGGATAGAGATGAAGAGTGGAAGAAAGCAGAAGTTGGACGTATTGGTGAAGAAAAGTTTCGTCGTGAGTACGGCTGTGAATTCTTGGTATTTGACGAAACGTTGATTAACTCAATTAAACTTGCCGAAATGTCCGGCAACAGCCCAATATTAAATATGGGACAGACACGTTGGTATAAGAAGCCTAGTTCGAAATATAGTTATGCTATTGCACTTGATCCTAGCATGGGTACAGGCGGCGATAATGCTGCAATACAAATTGTAGAACTTCCGACTTATGAACAAGTAGGAGAATGGCAGCACAACCTCACAGGTATTCCGGGACAAATTCGAATATTACGAGATATCCTAAATTACATCACGGACGAGCGGGGCACCGACACTGGTATATATTGGAGTGTAGAAAACAACGGCCTCGGCGAAGCAGCACTAATTGTTATCAACGACTTTGGCGAAGAAAATATACCAGGACTGTTTGTAAGCGAGCCTATTAAAAAAGGTCATGTTAGAAAGTTCCGCAAAGGATTTAACACTACACATAGTAGCAAAGTAAGTGCTTGTGCAAGAATGAAAACTATGGTAGAAAACGATAAACTAATTGTACACAGTAAACCTCTTATCAGTGAGCTTAAAGGATTTATTGCAACCGGTAGCAGCTATCAAGCAAAACCAGGAAATGGCGATGATTTGATTAGTGCAATGTTATTAGCATTAAGGATGATTACTATAATGCGTGATTGGGATCCTGCAATATATAATAGCTTTGTACAAATAGAAAACGGAATAGAAGATTACGAACCGCCTATGCCAATTTTCATTAGTACTAACTTTTAGGATAAATACATTATGAAACAATTGAATCAGATATCTACGGATTTATTTAATAAAATTAGAGGACGTTTTGAAAACGTAACCATCGGTAATGAAAACGGTGAAGTAACTAACATGCCTGAAGAAGCACGTTATTTTGATTTTACGTATACATCCGAAGGAACTGAACTAGGCAAAGTAAGTATTAGTTTAGATCCGGAACAAGGCATTAGTGTAATTATTGGTAGAGACTTAGTACAAGGACAACAAGAAAATATACAAGATGACTGGTTTAACTTCTTAAAAGAACTACGTGTTTTTTCTAAAAAACGTATGATGAAATTTGAAGTAAGAGATATTAATAAGAGTAATTTAAATAAAAGAGATTATCAATTTCTAGCACAAAATCGTAACGGAGAAAATACAATGGCCGAGTCAAAAATGTACGGAACTCATAAGACTAGCTTCCAAAAAATAGGTAACGCAAGACTTGCAATCAAACATACTGCACCAATCAACACTGAAAGTGCTACAGGACGTAATGCAAAAATTGGAGCAATTTTTATTGAATCTCCAACAGGTGAAAGATTTAAATATCCGTTTAAACATTTAGGCGGCGCAAGAGCAATGGCTCGTCACGTAAGCGAAGGCGGCAATGCATATGATGATTTTGGTAAACACATTTCAGGACTATCAGAAGAGATATCAAAACTCCGTAAGTTTAATCAGTATATGAATCGTAGTGCTGTTATGGCAGAAACACTTGCTGGGTATACAGGCGTTGTAAAAGGGCGTGTTACCGAAGTTAAAAAAGAAATCGCCAATCTACAAAAAGAAGCATACTATAAAGAAGCAGTTGAAAACTTTGTTGCTACAATAGTAGAAGATGTTCCAACAGACGTTGCAGAAAATTGGATTGATCAGCTAACTATTAAACAGTTTAATGAAGAACTACAAGATGTATTTCCTTACATTTATAAACTAATAGGCGAAGCTACAAAAGCACAAGATTTAAGTCCAGAAGACTTTTTAGGCGAAGCAGAATCAGAAGAACAAGTAGACGAAGCATACATCAACACAAGTAGAGATGCTGTAGAAGTTTTAGCTAACCTACGTAAGATAGGAAAGTCAATTGAACGTGGACAAGGCGAATACAACGGTAATCTAGCCAATATGTATGCTACCGATGTTTGGGATGTGTATAGTTTTATTGAAGCAAGAACAAACCGCTTTCAAGGTTTGGATAAGAATGCTAAAGCAGCAATCGAAGCAATGATGGATTTGCGCAAAGAAGCAAAGGGCATGGAAACTAAAACAGGATCAGGCAAGAATGCAAGATTTGGTAATAATATTGTAACTGTTTTATACCCTGTAATGGAGTATTTACAAACAACCAATTTTGATAGAAACGCTAAAGAAGGCAATGCATATAGCGGCGCAGTAGCTAAAGCTAAAATGAACGGCAAGAAAAAAGGCGACAAAGTTGACGGTCCGGACGGCGAAAAGATTAAATTAGAAAAAGAAGATCAAAAGACACCACTTGGAGAGTTCATACTATCATATTTTGATAGAGAAAACGGAACATTCCCAAAAGGCGAAACAGCAATCTTAACTATGATAGAAAAAGATTATGGCTCACAATATGTTGAGTCAGCTGCACAATTTATTGAAAAAATACAAACAGTAGTAGCGGAACGTCAGGCAGAAGAAGCAACACACAGTCGTTACCCAGAAACTGAAATGGTTAAAAGGTTAGCAGGTTTATAATCTGCTAACTATTTTAAAAATCTTGTCATAAAACACTTGACAAGTCATAACTAATTGTGTAGTATGTAAGAGTGCTGCACACAAACAGGCACAGCGTATTATACGCACAAGCACATAGGCATTAACATTTAGGAGGCATAACTATGGCATCATTGGCAGAAATTAGAGCAAAGCTCAAAGAACAAGAAACAGGCGGAAATAATCGTCAACAAGGTGGCGGCGACAACGCAGTTTTCGCATTTTGGAATATGAAAGAAGGAGAGCAGTCAACACTCCGTTTCCTTCCTGACGCAGATCAAGATAATACTTTCTTCTGGAAAGAACGTTTGATGATCAAACTACCATTTGCAGGAGTAAAAGGCGAAACTGATTCTCGTCCAGTACAAGTACAAGTTCCGTGTATGGAAATGTATGGCGAAACTTGCCCAATCTTGCAAGAAGTACGCGGTTGGTTTAAAGACGCTGCACTTGAAGACATGGGTCGCAAATATTGGAAAAAACGTTCGTACATTTTCCAAGGCTTTGTACCAGAGAACCCACTTCAAGAAGAATCACCAGAAAATCCAATTCGTCGCTTTATTATTGGACCTCAAATCTTCCAACTTATTAAAGCAGCACTAATGGATCCAGACATGGAAGAACTTCCAACAGATTATACTGCTGGTGTAGACTTCCGTCTTTCAAAAGGTTCTAAAGGTGGTTATGCAGACTACGGTGCATCAAATTGGGCACGCCGCGAGCGTCCTCTAAGTGATGCAGAAATGAATGCTGTTAATACTTTTGGATTGCACAATCTTAATGACTTCCTTCCTAAAAAACCAGACGAAACAGCAGTGAAAGTTCTGTCTGAAATGTTCGAAGCAAGTGTAGATGGCGAAGCATATGATGCAGATCGCTGGAGTAACTACTTCCGTCCATCGGGTATGGCAGCACGTACTGGCGATCCACAAAAAACAGCAAGCCCACAAGCAACTGCTGTAAGCCAAAGTGCTCCTGCTCCAACAGCGACAGCAGCAGCACCAGTAACTGAAACTGCAACTGATACTGGTTGGCAAGATGTTGCACCAGCAGCACCAGCACCAGCGCCAGCAGCGGCACCAGTAGCATCAGGCGGCGCAAATGACATTCTAGCAATGATCCGCGCACGTCAAGGTTAATTAAACCTACACAGTAGGGGGCTAATGTCCCCTACTTCATTCATTTAATAGGAGATACACATGGCATCTAAGTCATTCGATCCAACGAAGTTTCGCAACTCGTTGACAAAAAGTATTAAAGGCATGAGTGCTGGTTTTAACGATCCAACTGACTGGATCAGTACTGGTAACTATGCACTAAACTATCTGCTAAGTGGAGACTTCCGTAAAGGTATTCCTCTTGGTAAAGTAAGTGTTTTTGCAGGTGAATCTGGCGCAGGCAAATCATATATTGTAAGTGGAAACATTGTTAAGTATGCACAGGCGCAAGGTATCTTTGTTGTGCTTATTGACAGTGAGAACGCACTAGACGAATCTTGGCTACAAGCATTGGGTGTTGACACTTCACCTGAAAAGATTCTCAAACTCAACATGGCAATGATTGACGATGTAGCAAAAACTGTATCAACATTTATGTCTGATCTACGAGATATGGCAGAAGAAGATCGTCCTAAAGTATTGTTTGTAGTAGACAGTTTGGGTATGCTTATGTCGCCAACTGAAGTCAATCAGTTTGATGCAGGCGATATGAAAGGTGACTTTGGACGTAAAGCAAAAGCACTTAAAGCATTGGTTACTAACTGTGTGAACATGTTTGGTAGTTACAATGTAGGCATGTGTGTAACCAATCACACTTACGCATCGCAAGATATGTTTGATCCAGATGATAAGATTTCTGGCGGTAGTGGATTTGTTTATGCAAGTTCAATGGTTGTTGCTATGAAGAAACTTAAACTTAAAACTGACGCAGACGGCAATAAAACATCACAGGTACATGGCATTCGTGCAGCGTGTAAAGTTATGAAAACACGTTATGCAAAACCGTTTGAAGGTGTACAAGTTGAGATTCCTTATTCAACAGGAATGGATCCTTACAGTGGATTGTTTGATATGTTTGAAACTAAGGGCTTGCTAGAAAAAGTAGGCAACCGTTACAAATATATCACAAGCGATGGTGAAGAAATTATGGACTTCCGTAAGCGTTGGA